GATTGAAGCTCAATATTTAAAACTGAAGGTGTTGGAAGTTTATTAAACTTTCCAATAAATTGTAAAAATAAATCATAAACTGGTTTATGTTCTTTTTCAAAATATTCTTGCTTTAAGTGAGGAAGTGCTTTTCGGCAATAGTCCTCATTCTGTATCAAGGTCTTCAGTATTATTGTCTGTATGTTTTCCTGCATTTTTTACTTTTGCGCTTTCTTGAATTAAATCTGCTAATATATCTCCAATATAATTTTGAAACTCTGCCGACTCTTCTAAAATTTCTTCTAATGTATCTGGCTTTTCTTCTAGTTTCCAATTAAAACTTAGAGGCAAAGAACCATCTTCAGTTGGTTCTTTGATTTGAACTTTACCATAAGTAAAGATTACATCTGAGTATTTACCTTTAAGAAGTTTGACTGAATAAAATTCCGAACCTTCTCTAAATACTAGCTTATAATCTTCATCTTCTTTATTAAGAATTGTTGTCATCAGTACCTAAGATAGAGCCCGTTGCAATCTTATATCGATTCACTAACCATTCTTTGAAATCTGTTTTTTCAATAATCGATTCAAAGAATGCATCATCACATTGCTTCTGCCTTACATTACCACTAAGCTCTTCACCTGTCTTAGGA